TCTTTAACTGGTATTGCATCATTTGCAGATCAAAAAGGTTTGCCAGCAGTTCGTGAGTGGATGGATGAAGGATATAAAACAATTCGTAAATATGATCATTCGTATTCTGAGTGGCTTTGTGTTCGTGAATCAATTCGTGTAACAACAGTAAAGCCATCAGGCTCCGTATCACTTCTTTCTGGTGCAACTCCAGGTGTTCACTGGGGTCCAGGAGGTAAATATTTCCTTCGTGCAATTAGATTTGGAAATACAGATCCAATGATTCATTTATTCAAAGCAGCGGGGTATAAAATGGAACCAGACCTAGTATCTTCTAATACAACTGTAGTATACTTCCCAGTTCATTCAGGACATGACAGATCTGAGAAGGATGTTACATTGTTTGAAAAGATTGGTCTTGCTGCTACCACGCAAAAGTATTGGTCAGATAACGGAGTTTCTGTAACTCTATCTTTTGATAAAGAAACAGAAACAAAACATATTGCTCCAGCATTGCATATGTATGAGGGTCAGTTAAAAGCAGTATCATTCTTGCCAATGGGCAATATGACATATCCACAGCAGCCATATACTCAGATTACAAAAGAAGAATATGATTCATATATTGGCAAAATTAAAAAGATTAATTGGTCTGCTATTTATGATGGCATTGATAATCTTGAAGCACTTGGAGAGGCTTACTGTACTACAGACGCATGTGAGATTAAAATAGCCTAAATGCTATAATTGAGGGTAAGGAGTCACATGTCCAACCCGTCTAATTTATATGCAGAGAAAGTCTATGCTGAACATCCAACGGTACTTTATGCCCTTGATGATCAGGCAGACTATATCAGCCTTATAACAGAAACAGAGCGTAGTTTTACAAGTTGGACTATTACAAATGCTGTTGATAGTGAAGCAAGTGCACCTAGAACTGAGCCTTTTATAGATAGTGTTGTAAATAAACTTGATCTTGTAATACCAGCAAATACTACTTTCACTGTAACCTGTGTTAGTGATGACCTATTTAATTTTAATGATTTAAATTCTGATTTAGCCACATTTGCCATTGGTTCATATTTTTATGATAGCACTGCAGTTTTAGATTCTGTTTCTATTGGATACGAATATACAGATACAACTACGGCAGCAAATATTCAAAGAATAGAAACTTTTAATACAAATTTAACTGGTGCCTGGGGTTTTGTTTCTGGAACTTTTGAAACTCCAAATGAAAATACAACTGCAAGGGCAGTTATAAAGGCAACATTTAACGGTGGTGGATCTACATCAACTACTGCATTTTATATAAATGGAATAAGTATGGGCCAGTGGGCAGAAGAACACAATGCTACATCACTTGGTGTTGAAACAATAAGCATTACATCAAACATTGCAATATCTGCAACAAGTGGAATTGAAACAGAGGCATATGGACTTGGTGGAGATAATGGTTTCTATCTGACAAATGATAACTCTTTAGTAGCAAGAAATGCAAGTATTCCTATGGTTTATGGTGCATCTGGTGTTACCATTTTAGGGCCAAACAATGGAGGAGAGCCTTCTTTAATTATTCCAGGAAAAGGATTTTTAAACGAGGCTGGAAGACATAAAGAATACACTATTGAATTTTGGGCAAAAATAAACTCTAGCGCAACAACTCCAAAAAGAATATTTGGACCTATTGCATCCTCTGATGGTTTATATGTTGAAAGTGGCTTCTTAACTTTTGTAATTGGAAAGCAGTTTGGTTCTCATTTTGTTGGTGAGTGGTATAGGCCAATGCTAATTCATATTCGTATTATTAGAAATAATGCAACGGTATTAGTAAATGGAGAAGAGGTAATAAGTCTTAATATTGCAACAGATGATTTAGTTCTTCCAGAAATATTAAATAATTCAAATGAAGAACAAGATTGGCTAGGATTCTATGCCTATACAGATGTTGATCCAGTTGAGATAGATTGTGTTGCTATTTATTCATATCAGGTTCCAATACCAGTAGCAAAGCGTAGATGGGTTTATGGACAAGGTGTTTTATCTCCAGAAGGCATTAACTCAGCATATGGAGGAACCTCCACCTTTATAGACTACTCATTTGCTGACTATACTGCAAATTATAATTATCCAGATTTTGCAAATTGGAATCAGGGATCTTTTGACAACCTAATAACAACTGGAACCTATATTGGAACACCAAACTATCAGTTACCAACAATATTTATAGATAATGAAGTTTTGCAAGATCTTTATGATGATAATCAAAATATACAGGCTGGAAATTATAAATTTATAACATTTAGACCTACAACAAGTTGGAATTCTATACATTCTTATTTTAACTTTTCAAACTTTAATGTTTTAAATGAAGAAGTCAAATCTGTATACGGAGTTTTTAGTAATGATGATGTTACATCAATAAATCAAACGCTATTTAAAATTTATAATAAAACAAATAATAATTATTTCCAGGTAGTTCAAGATGACAATGAACTAGTTTATAGTCTTTATTATAATGGCGCAAGCACATCGCTATATACATATTCTAGTATAGCAGTTGATGATATATTTGCAGTAGGTATAAATATTCCAGATCTTACTTCTAGATTTGGTGGAAATGTTGCATCATTTTTTGGAAATAGAAACGGATTAGAACTTTATATAGGCGGAGATAGCACAGCATCAAATACCTTTGAAGGCAATATTTATTCTTTTGGACTTTCTACTGCTTTAAATGCATCAGAATCAGAAAATTATTTTAACAACGGATTTGCAGTTACAACATCTGGAGAATCACTTATTGCATTTACAGCAAGTTATACTTTATTACCAACAGAGGCTTATGACTCTTACTTTTTAGATATTGGAGTTGCAGGCTATTGGGAAGATTATATACCGCTTTCATATTTTGGCCAGTATATTCAGGATAAGGTTGGAAATAACTATTATGGTTTAGACTTTTTACAATTTAATATTGGATATCCAAAACCATCAGATTTAGTTGAAAATGCAACAACTAGTTCTTGGACATATCAACAATTAAAAGATGACTATGAGTTTCCAGTTCAAAGAACATATTCACAGTTAGATAACTATTTGTTTACTGGTTGGGAAAACTATTTACAAATGGTGGGGCAAACAGAAAAATATTATGAATATGACACAGAAGATGCATCTATTAGAAGTTATGTTACATTTCAATATATTGAAGAAGGAGCAAATGCACCAAGATCTAATTTTACAACAACTAGAACTGCAAGAGAAGGATCAATAATAAATGTAGATGAATTTATTAACTGGCAAACAACAAAGTTTGAAGTTGTTGATAATACACTTATTTATCCAAAAACAGGAATTGACTTTAATGATCTTGCAATAGTTTCACATGTTGATTTTAATATTCGTGGTATTTTAACAAAACCAATTACTTTGCGTAGACTTGAATTTGCTTCTCAGGCATTTAATGACAACTCATTTAATCCAGTTGGAACCCGTTTTGGTGTTGATGTGTTTCCATATAAAAAATCTGGAATTTATTATGACTATAAATCAAATAATCCATTTAGTATTTATAAGGGCAGCACACCATATCTTTATATGACAAGAACATCTGGTATTCAAATTCGTGGAGATTATGATCCACTAGTTAATAGGGGAATATCTATTCCTATAAATAATAACAGGGCAGACAACTATCGTGTTAGCGCACTACAAATGTGGATGAGATATGATGACAGGCAATTTCCTTCTACACCAGTAGAACTTTTTGAAATAAAATCTCGTACAGATACTATAAAATTTTATTTTGTAGCAGATAGTGAAACTGGGGATCGTGCAAGAATATATGCAAAGAGTCTAACTACTGGAAATGACTTTAGTGGTATTTCATATTATTGGAATGGAAGACTAGTAAGAGAGCCTGTAGTAACTAGAAATCAATGGGGTGTTCTTGGAATAGGATTTACAAACTCTTTGAATTTAGATTCATTCTTAGGTGCCATTAATCTAAATGGTCAATTTGTATTTAATAATATTGCATATTATCAGGCCAATAATTTACAACAGGTACAAAGTACCCTGACTAGACCTTGGCAGCAGGTAATAACAGACGGAATAACAAATTATGATTGGGAGTACTGGCTTAACTCATCAACATGGGAAGGGGTTCTTATTATTGGAACCTCAGAACTATATGGGGTAAATCCAGCAGATGTTTATAAAACATATATTGGCACTAATAAGATTATTTTTGATGATGAGGAAGGTTTGACAGTAGACGCAGATAAAATCAAGGTCTATACCGATACAACTTGGACAATCAACGTCGGTACACCAGTATAATCTGCTATACTTATGGATATGAGTAGTGGAAATTTGCCAAAAGTTGGTAACGTCAGGCGCAAAGTAATAGAAAAAAACTATGCCTGGGGTCTTTATGTGTACAAAAAAGCCAGTGGTAAATGGTTTACCGACGGCGAGGGTAGCGTATTAAATATTCCAGCAATGCGTGGAGATATTTCAAAAATAGCAGAACTTAAGAAGGCTGCTATGTATTATGGAGATGAAGGCGATGGCGAGTGTATTTTTGTACCTGGTCTGAGCAGGGTATCTGAAGAACAATATTCAGAAATGAAAGACAGAATGAAACAGGGTCTAATTCCAAATGTCAATGATCTTGGTGCAGTATATGATGCACAACAGACCTTGAAGAAACATGGAAGAGAAGCGTTTGACAATGACTGAGAATTTTGATTATATACAAGCAAGTTTAAATACACAAAGCAAAGAGCCAAGTGCCTTTGCAAATATTGATCCTTTTTCTAAATCTTGGGATGAACTTAAGGGTTTGTCAGGAATTGATAATAACTTTCGTCGTAGGACTGCAAGAAATATTGCAAAGGTGGCATCTGAAAATCCAGCATATTTAGAATCCGCTGGTGCAGTTGCAATGGGTGATGATGCCAAGTCAAAACAAATAAATGCTGGCACGGTATACAGAAATGGCTACGGACTATTTGATGTAATTACACCACCATACAACATGTATGAGTTTGCAAACTTTTATGATACTAACTTTGCTAATCATGCTGCCATTGATGCAAAGGTAGAAAATGTTGTAGGTCTTGGATACCGTTTTGATATTACAGATAGAACCTTGTTAAGTTTTGAAATGAGTGACGACGAAGGCAAGGTAGATAGAGCAAGAAACAGAATTGAACGAGCAAAGATTATGCTTCGTGACTGGCTAGAATCACTTAATGATGATGATTCATTTACAACTACAATGGAAAAAGTTTATACAGATCTACAAGCAACTGGTAATGGTTTCTTAGAAATTGGCCGTAAGGTAAATGGAGAAATTGGATATGTTGGACATATTCCAGCAACTACCGTTCGTGTTCGTCGTTTGCGAGATGGCTTTGTTCAGATTATTGGAAATAAGATTGTTTATTTTAGAAACTTTGGTGCTAAAAATGCTAACCCAGTAACTTCAGATAGCAGACCAAATGAGATTATTCATCTAAAACAATACTCTCCACTAAATACATTTTATGGTATTCCAGATATTCTTGCAGCAATGCCTGCTTTAATTGGAGACCAACTAGCATCACAATATAACATTGATTACTTTGAAAATAAGGCTGTGCCACGCTATGTAATTACAGTGAAGGGTGCAAAACTATCTGCTGACGCAGAAGACAAGATGTTTAGATTCTTACAGACTGGACTAAAGGCTCAGTCTCACAGAACTCTTTATATTCCACTTCCTGGTGATACAGAAAACAATAAAGTTGAATTTAAGATGGAGCCAATTGAAAACGGTGTTCAAGAAGGTTCATTTAAAGAATATCGTAAACAAAATCGTGATGATATTTTGATTGCTCATCAAGTTCCTATTTCTAAACTTGGTGGATCTGATTCTGCTGCCATCGCTGCTGCACTTTCA